CCTACTCCTGCCGAGTATGAGTACATTGATGAGGGCGACAACAATAAGTTGTACCTGATTGTCCCTCAGCGTAGCATCGTAGCTATCAAGAGTTACGGCGGAGACGAATAATGGGGCTGCGTCGGGTAAGTAAACTTATAGGCAAGAAGACTAAGGACGGGAAGCAGAAAGATCATATTGACCTGATCTACGATAAGCTGGCTGTCAAAGACTTGACACATAGACAGTTCAGAAAAGAGTACATGCGGGTTACGAATCCTAATACTGCTGCCTCCGAACTTGATACTATGGTGCAGCAGCGTGGACTTAGAACAGAGATTGCTAGACAGGTGAAGGGACAAATTGATGGACGATAACATTTCCACAGAAGTACCCAAAGAGAAGAAACTCACGACAGACATTATAAACATAGCACCCCCAAAAGATTATCGGGGTTCAATGGATGTAACTATCATAGGTGAGGAACTGTGGATTGATCTGTTCCCCAGCGACCTTGAAGAAAAGGTTTATACGTGGCATGATGGTAAGTGGGAAGATATGTCAGAGAGGTCATTTGAAGTAGGCGGGGAACCAGCGTTCTTAATAAAAATGACAGACAAAGGAGCAGATTGATGGACACATATCTTAGTGACAATGCCGGGCGTAGAGTACCACCTGATGTATGTGCTGGTAATCCGACGCCAGCTACGGGCGTAACTTTAACGGACGCAGCTACGGGCGGCGATGAGACGGAGACTGTGGTAGCCGGTGGACTTTACGCATTTACTACTACCTGTGACTTTACCAATGATGACACGTTTGTATTCGGAGTGGCTGCGATTACTACGGCGGCTAATATCGTATGGGTGTGTCCCCCTGGACAGACTATATTGATTTCCATTCCTGATACTATTACCACACTGCATTACATGAGTCTGACAAGTGGCGGTGTCGGGTACTTGAGAAGGTTACAATAATGGCTGATACATCGCACGGTCTCAAGGTGGCTGCCGGTATGAAACTGTCTAAGTTAATCCGACAGATCGGCGACGAGACCACGGAGGTAATGGGTCTTGATACTGACACTGGTTGTAACCGGGTGATTACGAAGTTTGAGGCTATGGCCCGAACTATTTGGAAGTTGGCTCTTGGTTATGATGAAGTAACTACTATCAAGGATGCAAAGAGCGGCAAGATAACTACACGTAAGAAGCCGGTTAAACCGGATATGGCGTGTATGCAAATGATCTATGATAGGATCGAGGGTAAAATTGCCACCAATGCTGATTCGGGTAAGAAGAAACCCCCGCTATCAGAGAAGGTAGGAAACCAAACAAAACGTAGATTGAACGCTATGGCAGGAGGGAATGATGATAACAACTGTGCCGAAGCCCCACCTGCCAGAACCCTTCCCCCACATAGCGTCGGTGTGGACTGATCCTATAACGGGGTTTAAGGTTCCGAAGGTTCCGCTGAAAAATCTACAATGGCGAGAGAAGTTGCTGAAAGAAGCTGAGTCTGACAAAGGATTGCAAGGTGAGTTAATATCAGCGTGTTCTGAATCTATCTCCTATTGGGTTAACGCTTTTGTATGGACGTACCATCAATTTGACGTTAACGTGGATGGTACACGCCGGATGGCAGATCACGCCGATGTCCCCTTCATTACCTGGGAAGTGCAGGATGATTTGTTTAATCAATTTGTAACAAATCTGTTTGGCGAAGACGTGAAAGATCGTGACATACTAGTAAACAAGAGTCGTGATATGGGAGCGTCATGGTGCTGTACGGCCTTCTTACATTGGTTATGGCTGTTTAGGCCGGACAAACAGATGTTGCAATTGTCACGTACAGAGCCGTATGTAGATCAAACGGGCAATATGAAGGCTCTATTTCAGAAGAATGACTATATTAACTTATGGTTACCTGATTGGATGCGACCGCCCGATTGTTTACCAGGTGGGAAGAACCGTACTAAGATGCACATGTCGAATGTATGGAACGGGAGCGTGATTGATGGTGAGTCTACTACAAAACATGCTGCTTCTGGCGACCGTCGGCTTGTTATTCTACTTGATGAGTTTGCCAAAGTTGAGCATGGTGGGGAAATGCGTTCTGCTACCCGCGATGCTGGTCTTATGCGTATTGTCAACTCTACGGTTGCAGGACCAGGTACGGAGTATAGTAAGTGGAAAAACTCAGGGCAGATCAAAGTCTTCAGTCTGATGTGGTGGGAGCATCCTGATAAGGGTAAAGGCCGGTATACGGTACAGGATGCTACAACTGGAATGTGGAAGATTCGTTCGCCCTGGTACGACAGTGAAGAAGCTGTGCGTTCACCGAAAGAGATGGCGAGAGAAGTAGATGCAGAAGATAACGAAGCGGGTGAGATGTTTTTCTCGCCTGGCAGTATCGACAAACACATAGCCTTGTTTGCAGCAAAACCTAAGAGTCACATGGTGATTGACTTTAAGTTCGGCGTGGCGAATGACCACATGCCGGATATTATACGTCGCCGTAAACTTGAGTCTGTACTGGTGCGTAAGAACTCCAAGGGGCCGTTGAGATTATGGGCTAACCTGATAAATGGTAGGTTGGATCAGACCAAATCTTACATAATCGGTATCGACTTGTCAAAGGGACAATCAGCTAGCAATACAGTCTTCTCTGTTAAGTGTCGTGAGACAAAGGTGAAGGTGGCTGAATGGGCCGATGCTCGGACGCCCCCGTATGAGGCTGCCAGAATTGCAGTGGCCCTTGCAATATGGATAGGTGGCCGTACTGGCCTCCCGTATCTAAAGTGGGAGAACAACGGACCGGGTTGGGATTTTGGTAGGTACATGGTGATAAAGTGGGCCTATCCCTTCTATTACAGATCGAAGCGTCCTGGCAGTGTACGTGAAAAGAAGACAAAGAACTACGGGTGGAATAGTGGAAGACGAGAGAAAGAAGAATTATTACGGGAGTATGATAGAGTGCTGGCACATGGAGGGTATATCAACCCCTCAAAAGAGGCACTTGAAGAAGCTCGCCAGTATATCGACTTTCCCGATGGATCAATTGGCCCTGCCTGTTTGGTTGAAGAAAATTCAGCGGCTCGTAAAACGCATGGTGATAGGGTTATAGCTGATGCCTTAACTATTGAGGATGCAGACGGGCCAAAGGGCGGTGGGAAAATTAACACAGTGTACCCGCATAAGACCGCCGCATGGCGTAAGAAGCAATTGATGGATGGACGAAAGAGCAAGCACAAGTGGAACAAAGCGTTCAACTTTGGGAGTTAGAAATGCCGGAAGAAGTAAATCCTAGGAAAGTGCAGTCGGTAGTAAAGGAGGGGTTTGACCGCCACAAGCGATTCCGGCGTTCTCGTGCTATGTTCTTGAGGGAGTACGTCGGGCATTGTTATAGGGGTGAGGGTGTTACGGGCAATGAACCACTGAACATGATCTTTCATGTGATACGCTCTATGGTGCCAAGTCTGGTGATGCGTAACCCATTGAGTAGGGTGAGTACCGAGATAGCAGAGTACAAACCATATGCCTATCTGTTGGGGTTGTCATTAGATAGGTTGAGTGAACGATTGAAGTTGAAGACAATCTTGCGTAGGGCTATCGTTGACTCATTCTTTGCTATGGGTATAGTTAAGACGGGGCTATCATCTACGGACAAGCTGCTGAGTTTTGGGGATATGCGGATTGACCCCGGACAAGTGTTTGCTGATAATGTTGACTTCGATGATTGGGTTGCTGATCCGTCATGTGCCATATGGGATGAGGCAAGTTTCCTTGGGCATAGGAGTCGGGTGCCACGACAATTGCTACTCGATGATAATGACACCAACCACGACATTGTTGCTAAGTTGCCCCGGTCTCATCACCAGGACGCCAAACGGCGTGCTGATTCTCTGAGTGGTAAGGTTAGTCATAGTGAGATGGCGGAGTTACAGGATTTTGTTGACGTAGTAGAACTGTATATTCCAGGGGCCAACTCCACTATACTGATACCTGATCCAGAACAGTACATGTCAGACGACTATATTAAAATACAGGATTATTACGGGCCGAAAGAGGGACCGTATCATATCCTATCTTTGACGCAGCCGGTGCCGGGTAATCCGTTTCCTATCGCACCTGTTGGTATTTGGTACGATCTTCATGTGATGACCAATCGCCTTATGCGAAAGCAGATGGAGCGGTCGGACAATCAGAAGACGGTTATTGTTTTCGATCCAGGTGCAGCCGATCAGGCAGAAGATTTGCGGGACGCAGCAGATGGCGAAATCATACCGGGTAATCCTGATGCTACAGCCGTAGTATCTACGCCGGGTGCTGAAAAAGAAGCACACGAGATGCTTGGAACGCTTCAGGTATGGTTTAACTACATGTCAGGTAATCCAGATCAGATGTCTGGTTTACAATCTAATGCTGAGACGGCCACGCAGGCGGTCATGTTGGAGACTAATGCCAATGTAACACTCGAAGATAGTCGTGATATGATCTATGATTTCACGGCGGGTATTGAAAGAAACATGGCTTGGTATCTTCACTACGATCCGTTCATTAAGGGTACATTCATCGCCCGACAGGCAGATAGTGATGAGTCATTGCCAGAAGGTGTAGAGCCGGGGCAGTCGCTCGTATTGACGCCTGCACAGCGTAGGGGTGAGCATCTTCACTATACCTTTAAGATCAAGCCCCGGTCAATGGGCGGCGTTAATCCCACTGTCATGCTACAGCGTTTGATTGACTTTGCTACTAAGGTGGTTCCATCACTGTCTCAAACGGCTATGGTGTGTATGCAGATGGGTATGCCATTTAATTTACAGCGTTCTATATCCACTATCGCTGATAGGTTAGATATAAGTGACGTTGTACAAGAGTGGTTCGATGATCCTGAGTTCATGCAGAAGATACAAATGATGATGGCTATGGGGCCACAGGCAGAAGGTAAGGCACAACCGGGTGGTGGATTGGCCGGGATAATGCAGAATGGTGGTTCGCCTGTGGGGGCTACTCGTAACCGTAATCCGCTCAGTCAGAATGCTCAAGGTATATCTGGTGATATGCAGAGCGGGGTAATCAATCGTTCAGTAAGTGACGGAGGGGTTTACTAATGTCTGTATCAAGTCCAAAAACAGACGCGGAGTGGCAGGCTGAGTCTGATGCCGATACGCTGGATAGAGCAGCCGACGTGTTGAAAGACAAGAAACGAAAAGGTAAGGCGGTGGCTGCTGCCAAGAAGAAAGCTGAGACAGTGGCTAGGGTAAGTAGCAAACTGAAGGAGGTGTTTGGATAATGGCAATACAAAAACCAAATACGGCTATGGAGTCAGTGACAGTCAAGCGTCGTCTGAAAGCCAAATACCCACAGATGAGTGAAAAGTCATGGGGTAAATCAGGACAGTCGTGGGTTAGTCGCCTAAAGACATCGGTACGTAGGCACATGAAGTCAAAAAATACAAAGGCGAAAGACGCTGGTAGGACTAAGCAAGTAACAAGCGGTTTGAAGGGTGCTGGACTATCCGATGCTGAAATCAAGAGACTGCGTGGAGGCAAATGATGCCGCTCGTCAAGAGTGCTTCTAAAGATGCTGTGGGTAAGAACATAGCCAAAGAGAAGGCAGCTGGGAAGCCGCACAAACAGGCAGTTGCTATAGCACTTAATACTGCACGTAGAGCGGGGGCTACATGGGTTGGTGAATTGAAAAAGAAGGTACGCAAATATCTTGACAGGCGAAAGAAAGGGTAGGTTATGCCCCTATATTGTTTTGTATGTGATAAATGTGGCAGTAAGGATGAAGACATAAGACCAATGTCACAATGTACGGAGCCACTGGAATGCAGCGTATGCGGCAGCAACATGTTTCGTGATTTCAAAGCTGAAGGCCACAACGTAACTGGTACTGAGCGTGGAGAAACCTTCTGGTCACAATCGTTAGCAATAAACCCATGTCAAACTGAAGAGCATAGACGCAAGTTTCCGAACGTGCGTGTAA